TGCCCTCTAGTTCTTCTGATTTACCCATAATCTCTGCTACGACAGCCCTAAGAGCCTCAATCATAAGATCCTCAGTGACATCCTCGTAGTCTTCCTCTGTGTATTCACCTTCAGGCATCTTGGATGCTAGGTAGGCTTTGTGGTCTGAACCAGGCATGAAGTAGGCTTGCCCATCAAGGTCATACAGATGAATAGCACCACCAAGACCCATATCTACTGACCTGGACTTTGCTTGTAGTGCATTTGAAAACACGTCCATGTCATGTTGGTATTTCTTTAGGTCAATCATGTTGCAACCTGCCTGTATTCAAATAGGTGTAATTCACCATCAATAATCGTTGAATTTTGAGTTGTATCTGCGTTTACCCATACAACATCTGTTGGGTCTAATTTAATAGGGATCTTGTAGTCCCTTTCAATGTTATTACTAACTGCGGTGTCTAGCTTATACCTACGAATAATATACTTTGAATTTGTAATCTTTGGGTTCCACACATTAAGGTAAATACTAACCCTTGGGGAGTTGCCGTTAGAGAGTTTCAGTACATTGAATGTAACATACTTAATTAACCCTTGGTGTCCATCCTGCGTATGGAATATAAGTTGCTGTGTAACCCCAGTACCAATAGGTATCCTTGCTTGATTAGTGCCACCTGTTGTAGCAGTACAAGAGATGGTTCCAACATTTGTTTGGGTCGTACCAGAAGAAAATACAACAATACGATTTACACCCAACCAAGTTTTCGTGGTTACAACAGAGGACGTTCCATTAAGGCTAACAAACTCAAACTGGTATCTTCTTAGAGAGTCTATACCCTCAATAAATAAAGACCTTGCACCTACCCCAGATGGGCTGGCATCGCTTGCTGAACTTGAAGATAAGGTTAGTGTAGTTGCTGTGGTTAGTGGTGTGAAAGTCCCGCCAAATGATCCGACAACCTGCTCAGTCCCTGTTGAGATATTATCATTATATCCAAACTTTAAGAACGCTTTAGAACCTTGCCGTAAACCTAAAACAATTTCATTATTCTCATCTGTTGGTCTTACAACAACTGCATCAAAATCTTGTGCTAGTGTGCTATCAGTTGGTGCATTAAGTGACGTGTAGGAACCATTTAACGATTGTAGCCTTAAATAAGTCTGTGGGCTTTCGGACGTATTTGTAAAGACAACACGGAAGTAGGATCTCGTTACAGTAAACCTGTGTGGCACGTTTATCTGTGCTGTACGGTAATACCTTGTTAGTGTGCTATCTACATTAACACCATCAGGCGAGAACTGTATAAGGTAGGTTCCATCCTGGTCTGTTGATACAGACACAATAACATCAGACTTACCACTAACATCAACCCAAGAACCAGTGAACACACCTGAAGCAGATAGTGGAGTTGTACTAGAGTTAAGTAGATCAACACTACCACTACTACTTGCGAGGTTGTCTACAGAAGTACTAATAGCACCCAGGTCTTCCCAGATCTTCCGGTCCCATGAACCTTGTCTAGCCATTTATACTACTACCCATAGTGCAGGAACCGTAGGCAGGTTCGCACGAACAAATGCCTTATAATCTGACAGACTACTCATCAGTTTTCTTGCCCTGAAGTCGATTTAGGTTTAGGAGCGTTAGTATCACTTGGTATCCCATCGGGACCATCATAATAGTCGTTACGAGCCATAGCTGACTGTCTCTCAAAGTCTCTGCTACCCTCGTAGATTTCTCTGTCAAGGTTCGGTAGTTCTGCCGTAGATAGCAGTGCATCAACGATATCTGGTTGATCTGCGAGACTAATATCCGCTCCGTTAAGATTGCGTAAATAAGACCCAAGTTCATGGAGATCGTGAGGTGCAACATCTCCAGGGACAATGGTAGGCATAAGGTCAAAATTAAGACCATTAAGCCGCCACAAAGGCTCAACGAGTTGTTTGTTAAGGGTGTCATAAATACTATTAATGTAACTCTCTAGCGCCCGTAGGAAGAGGTCTGTCTTGCTCTTGGAGAGGGCGTAAGATCCATTGGACCCAGAACCCAGCATCAAGAACTCTGCCATTACACTACGAGCGATGTCATGTTGGTAACGGCGAATAACAGGGTCAATATCAATATTACGAGTACCATTAGAGGTAATCAGTTCAATATCCATCAACCGCTGTTCTGTAGGTTTCCCATCCTGATCTACATAAACATCTGAAGGTAATAGTGCGTAACCTTGCTCATTGTTCTTCAGGTCTCTTAAGATACCCTCAAACTTGTTCTTCAGTGCAATCTGACCAGCAGAGGCATCAGAGGCAAGGTACTCAGCAGGGATACGACCGATAGGAATACCATGCAGTTCTCGCTCAATAGCAATTGCCTCTACGTTCTCTAGCTTAGAAAGGAATGTATAAGCCTTGTAAGCATTACGGAGAATAGACCGACCAGAAGGATCACAGTTACTAGTTGTAGTACGGTAATGGATCATCTTGCTGGAAGGGATATAGTTATCAGCACTGATACCATAGTTCCGACGCTGGTAGACACCAAGTACATCACCTGTCTTGTTATCTACATCAAAGCGGTCAATGGTCCATTGCGCCCTAGAAGCAATCTTACGAACACCCAACCGTCCATCTGTGAACTTGCTCATCTTCTTGGGGTTGGTGTTCTTTGGTCCCTCTCTACGCTTGTAGACGACCTCAAAGAGGGAGAAACCAAAAGAGAGGTTGCTCAGGGACTCTGAGATATGGTCATCAAGGGTATGCTCCATGTCAACCAGGACTTGTTCAATAAACTCTGCCTCTTTACGAGCAGCTTCAGAATCATCAGCAGGCTTTACCTCGTAGGGTACATCTCTAAGAACTTGCTCAGTGGCATACATAACAGCACCAATAGTGCTATCATTATCACGCATCTCACGGAACTTCTCAATAGCCTTATGGCCCCTAAGATCCCGTAGAAACTCATCCCCTCGGATTGAGCCATCAGATACGTTGAGTCCCGCTATCCCTAGTTCTTGTTTTGCTTTACCTTCAGAGATGCGGTCAACCATCTAGGTCCGTCCTTAAATTGTTTTTATCCTAGACCCGCTGGTGCTTCTTTTGATTCTGCGTTAGTTGAATATGAAAGGTTAAGTGCGGGCCTTGCCACTCCACCAAGCATTAGGTCTGTTATGGCCCATACAAGGGCATCTAGACGATCTGGTGAACCTACTGACCCTAGTGGTTCCCAGATAACGAGTTGTTGTTCTAATAGGTCGAGACCAGGAGCATGGAATACTTTACCTTGCTCATAGAGGGCGCTTACAGGCTCTGCCCTTGCCATCTTACCTCTAGAGGCACTAACAAGACGGATTGGCACTGTAGGGTCTTCTGTCTCAATTGTGTGACGAACCATGTCACCACCCTGGTTGCGTTCCGCTACGATACGGTCTGCTTTATATTTGTAGTAAAGTGAAACAGCCTTTGCAGCCCATTCCCTCGGAGTAAAGTTACCTGTACCATCTTCCAGTACATAACCTTTACCATTTACATCAATCCCAGCTACAATAATACCAGTAAGGTCTGATTCCTCGTTAGAGGTGATAGCAGGGTCTACAGCAACTACAATACGAGATAAGTGGTCTGGATCAGGTACGTCCTGTGGAGCCAGTCCTGCTGCATCCAGCATATCCATATTCCACAGAGCGCCAGCAGCTTCATTAAGGATCTCAGCATAGAGTTCCTGTCTACCTAGACGGGTTCCCTCGTAAGTGTCTTCCATACCCTTGATAAAGGAAGGGGACAGGTTATCCTTATTGTCGTAAGTAGAACCCTTGGATACTACTGAACGGGGATTGGCAATCAGTTCCCTCATTAGCCTCACTGGCTTAGGGGTTGTAGTGATCATCGTCTTATTATGCTTACCAAGACGCACACAGAACTGTAACATGTCCCATACGTCCCTCATATTCCTCCAGGCAGCAATCTCATCACACCAGGCTGAATGGAACTGTGGTCCACGAAGTCGCTCTGGGTCTTCTGCTGAGTAAAACTCTACCTTGGCACCATTATCCCATGTCAAGGTTCTATTGGTTGGTGCCCAGTTAGGAAAACCCATTTTGCCGCCTTTGTAGGTCTTATCCCCACTCCAGCAGACTGATAGCAGTCCAGAGTCGCCCTCAACCATAACTCGTCGAATATCTGAGTTGGTAGGTGCCACACAGGCAATACGCTTATCACCTGACTTGATGCGGTGTCTGACCCATTCGGCCCCAGCGCGTGTCTTACCGGAACCACGGCCAGCATTAAACACCCAAAAGTCTTTTTCACCGTTTCTGAGTTCCAGAGGCTCTAATTGATTGTCTCTGGCCCACAGTTCCCATGTATAAATGATTTCCTCAGCTTCATGAGGTTTCAGTAGGGATAATGCTTCTTGGAGTTTGTCGTCGGGCAGTTCCCGTAGGTCTTTAGCAGTCAACCTCATGGGATATCCTAATTATTCTTCTTCTTGGTCCTTACGGATCAGTTCCTTGCCGAGTAAGTTAGTCAGACGCTCAAGTGCTGAGGTTTCCTCATTGTCTGCTTCCTTGGCTTCTTCCACTCTTACAGAGGGGTTCCATCCAGCCTTAGACCGGAGAGCCAGTTCAAGGATCTTGTCGGACCCTTCCTGGATACGAAGGTTAGCAGCATCCCCCAAAGCCTTCTGGTAATCCAGACGAGCCTGAGCAATATCATCACGATACTTGTCCATGAAGTGTTTTATGGAGCGAGGACACTCAGCATGTCGCATTGCAGCATCATGTATAACAGTAACCTTCAATCCAGCCATAATACCGGATCGAACCTCATCAGCAATACGCTTAGAGTATTTGTATGTTATATTAGACATTTATCTTCCCGAAAAATATACAGAAACCTAAATCGGTGGTCCATCAACCTGAAAAACACTATGTGTGGGGGGATTCGACCAGTTTTGGGTCTGTATAGGTCATATAGGGCAGAAATACCAAATTACAAGGGGTAAATCTAAACTGTTTTACAAGTTACTGATAAATAAGGAAAGAATTATTGTATTATTACACTTTTTTGGATAGCTTCAGGTAGACCTTATCCGAATCAGTGAAACCCAGTTCACCAATGTTCAAGTCAACAGTTCCAACCTTTACGTTTACAGAGTAGGTTCCTTCAGGGAATGGCCCCAGTTCATATGGAAACGAGGTTGGGGTAATTTCTTCATCCATTGTGAAGTCCACCATGTTATCAATCATAGTGCCACCAACTACAT